ACAGTTTGATTAGGTTGATTTTGTCCTAGATAACCATAAGGCATTTGAACTCCTTTAGGTTATTTCTAAAATACTTGCAAATGCTTCCAAATCGCCTGACGCATTACCACCAGTCAAATCAATCTTATCGCCATTTTCTAAAAATATTTTAGAAGTTCCTGCTAACTCAATCGTGCTATCTGCTGGAACTAAAATTGTATATGCAATTCTTGCGTTACCTGAAGTTCCGTCAATAACATCAGCAGTAATTGTATCGTCAGTAGCTCCGTCCACATTTGTAATTCTTAAAGTTACAACAATACCTGTTCCACCACTTGAATTGGTGTATATGGTTTGTGCAGATGAAGTTACATCTAAGTATGCGTTTTTATATGCTTCAGCCATTTTTTTCCTTTATCCTAACGCCAATATTAGTCCAACTGTTGCTCCAGTAGGTGCTAAATTAGCAATATCTTGTGCAGTTGTTTTTTTAATGTTATTACTATCAGATACATCAGCAATCATAATCTCATCAGTTCCTGCAACTGTTGCACTTGTTTGTCCATTTACATCTACTGCAAGTGATACTGCACCTGAAGTTCCACCACCTGATAGACCTGCACCTGCTGTAACACCTGTAATATCTCCCTCTCCAATAAAGTTTGCCCATACAGTTCCGTCATAAAACTGTAATGAGTTTGTATCTTGTAAAAAACAGAACATGCCCTCACTTGGACTTGTTACTGCTGAATCTCTTGCAGTTGAATCTGCAAACACCATGACTACTTGTTCTTGAACGTATGTATTAAAATCAGAAGCATTTACTAAATCTCCTGTAGTCCAAATCTTAAATCCTGCACCTGCCATTTATATTCTCCTAACTATAAGCAAATCTTGTACCTATTCCTAGTTTAGCTTGTCCAAGTACCCAACCTGAAGATGAAGCAGGACTTAATGTAACTGTCCAATCCCAAGATTGACTACTTGCATTAACACTATGCTGAATAGATTCTATCCATAATTCATCAGTATAGCTACTAGAATCAGGATTTACTATCTTAACAGATATTCTATCTCCGAATTTTCTATCTAAAACATGCGTCCATAAATTAACATCTTGTCTAGGATTTACAGTTAGCTTATCTATTCTTACAATAGGTAAAGAAGTTTCTGCAATTTTTTGTTCTATTAAAGATAATACATCAGAATCACTTGTATTAATTGTTGTTTTATTGTTTGTCAATGGTCTGTATCTTTGAACAGAAACTGCGTCTGATACATATTGTGTTGTACCATTTTTTCTTGTCCATTCATAAACGTTAAACACTTCATTAATATCAAAGGAAGTAACAACATCAGTATATGGTAAATTACTTCCGTCATTACTAAATGTTGCTTGTACTGTTGTAGCATTTGAATTAGATAACCTGTAATTCCTGTTTCTAAAAGTAGCAGTTCCGTCATCATCTATAAAAAATTGTGCATTTTCAGCAGTTGCACATTCATTAATTAAAGTAAGTATTGTACTTCCTGAATCTAATTGACTAATTACATTATTCGTTCCTACTTGAACATTTCTTAAACCAATAGGAAACTGTATCATATCAAGTAATCTAGTTACTCTTTCACTACTTAATTCAACTTCATCTTCATAACCAAGAACAGTACTTATACCAATTTCAGAAAATCCACCACGTCCTAATCTCCAACCTGCTGATGACACGTTTTGTGCAGACAATATTTTGAATGCGTCCACGCAATTAAATTGTACAACTGAATCTGCACCGATTGCAGGATAGCTAACAGGGATAGTATCTAAGAAACCATAAAATATTGTGTAATCTGTAGCACTATATGTTGCAGTAATCTTTACTACTTTATATGGTTGTATCTTAGTTATGTTGTTTTCACTATCGTAGTAAGGACTAGAAGTGTTGTTTGGATTAAATCTGTTGTCTGCGTTACTAAGTAATAATGCACAAGTACCACCAACAAACTGATTCAATTCATTTGTTCTACCACGCTTAGTTTGAAAACTTCTTACGTATGCTGATATATCTGTAAATGTTTGTGTGCTATCAAAAGGATTGCTGTCAAATCCTACTTCTACTGTTAAATTAACATTTGAGTCAAAGGCAACAGACATTAGACAATACTTATTCCACGTTTTTGTGCTTTTACTAATGCTTTAGAAACTGCTTCTTCAACGTCTTGTTCGCTACCGAGTATAGCACCTGTTGTTACATTTACAGTTAAGTTCGGTTCTCCCATTCTACTTACAATTTCTTGCTTTCTAGATTGACTTAATCCACCAGTGCTTGGATAAGTAACGCTTGAAGCAGGACTACTTGGTGTAGTTGGACCAAGTTCAAAGTTCTTTAACTTCTCTGCTTCTCTAAATGTTGCTTGAAATTTACCAATAAGAAAATCTAACTTCTCTCCTGTGATAGATGACATTTTTGCAATAGCGTCAGAGAAACCTTTAGTTCCTGCACCAAACATATCCATAGCTTCTTTTAATTCAGCTTGTGCAATAGCTTGTTCTAGTAAGTTACGTGTAGATTTTTCAGTAACTTTAGTAAGATTATCTTGTGCTTCCTTAACTTTATTGATTGCCTCTGTTCTTAAATCTTCTGCTCTAGTTAAATCTTCTTCAGCACGTTTAATATCTTTTAGTGCTTGTTCTTCTTCTCTACTTACTGCTGTTGATTCTTCAATAAGTTCTGTAAGTCTTTGTTTTGCAATAGCAAGTTCAAGTTCCATTTGCCTACTGCCGTCTTGTGCTTCAGTAAGTTCATCAATCGCTGTGCGTTGATTTAAGATAGCTAATTCTTCAGCGTGGGTAACCTGTTCTCCAAGTCCTTGCACCTCGGCATATCGCTTCCTAGCTTCTGCTAGAGTGTCTGTAGCTTGTTCTACATTTTTATCAGCTTTAAGTTTGTCTTTTACAGCTCTATCTCTGCTCTTTTCAGCGTTTGCTATTCTGTCTTGTATTGCTTCTAATTTATCCATAGCACTTATAACACTTTGCAATCCACCGAGTAATGATTTATCGTATGCTTTTGCTAAGTCAAGTGCTTCGGTAGCAGCTTCTGTCATAGCTATACCATTTTCATTAAACAATCCTGTAAGTTCTGCAACTGTATAGTTTGTTCCGTCAAGTATTTGGTCTAGTGATAATGTTTCATTTGCTAGTTCTCTTGTTGTAGTTACAACAGGTGTCATATATGCTTGTTGCCTAGCGTAAGCGTCATTTAATCTTTGTGCTTTAGCTTGAGCTTCTTCATAAGTATCGTTAGATTTCTTTAACCATTTATACAAACCGACTAATCCTGCTGATACACCTGCTATTGCTATACCTACTGGACCTAAAGCACCTGCGATAAATCCTGCAACTACTGTACCTGCTAACTTAACTGCTTTACTTACTTCTCCTACACGATTTCTAAAATTTTGGAATCTTTCTAATCCTATTTGTAATTCTTTCGTAAGACTTACTAATCCGGGAACTAAGTCTTGTCCAATAGTTATTTTTAAGTTCTCCATTTGATTTTGAAGTATCTTTAACTGTGAGTTAAATGTTTCAAGCTGTAATTCTGCAACTGTTTTAGTAGTACCACCTGCTTCACGTAAGGCAGATTCATATTCTCTAATTCTATCGGTAGTTCCTGAAAGAATTTTAACTGCGTCAGCTACACCTCTGTTCAATCCTAATTGGTCCAACGTACTTGCTTTCATGCTATCTGACATAGGTTTGAATACTCTATCAAGTTCTTCAATAATGTCTGCTAGGTTACGCATGTTTCCGTCAGCGTCATACATTTGTAAGTTCAATGCTTGGAAGGCAGCTTTATTTCTTTCGGCAGCTCTAGGGATATCTCTAATAATCTGATTTAATTTTTCACCACCAGCAGCTCCCTTAACACCTGCGTCAGCAAACGCTGCCAATACTGCAACACCCTCTTCAATATCTTTATTGACAACCTTTAACTGTGCACCTGCTTTGTTTGTAAGAGATTCAGAAAACTGTTGTACAGAAGCGTTAGCTAATGTGTTTGCTTTTACTAATACGTCAGTAACTCTTGTAAGGTTAGTTAAGTTTTGTTGTGCGTCTTTTACTGTAAGACCTAAAGCAGATTGTGCATCAGTTGCGAGGTCAGTAGCTAAAGCCATGTCGAACATACCTGCTTGTGCAAATCGTGCAACCTGAGGTAACGCTTTCATAGACTGTTCTGCGTCTAAACCTGCTGAAGCTAAGAAGAAGTATGCTTCTGCTGATTCTGTTGCTGATATAGTTGTTTCTGTAGCTACTTCACGTGCAACGATAGCCATAGCACGTTGTTGCTGTTCAGTTGTTTTCATGATAGCTAACGATTGAGTTAGCTCTGCGTCAAATCTAGCGAATGCTTGAACAGATTCGATTGCACCTTTAGTTATCCCTGCTAATGCACCGACTACAGCAGTCGCACCAATCTTGGCTAACATGCCTAACTTAGTACCTGCTAGTTTTGAGTTTTGACCTAATGCTTTTAGCTTTGTATTAGCTAGTGCAAATCCCTTAGTAGTTAATCGTAAGACTAAATCACTACCGAACATTATCTCCTCTTTTTCTTAGCTTCTGCTTCTGCTATTGCGTACGCTTTATTTTCTTCTTCTTGTTCCCATACATAATAGGTTGCCCATTGTGTATATTCCAATGATGACATTGTACTACGAAGTTCGGCAACAGTCATGCCTAAATCACGTGCTAAACGAAACTGAAATGCTAAATCAGGATTAGTCTTGAAACTCTTCGGCTAGTGCCGATTGTACCTCCTCACTAAGACCATTTATCTTAGCGATTTCTTCAAAGATTTTATCTACTATCTGTGCGTCTTTTTCATATAAGAGTTCAATAGCTTCATCATCTAATTCAGGTTTAACACAACTTGCTTTGAGTAATGCTTTCTGATAATCAAATGCGTCAGCAGTTTCATCTGTTGCAATTCGTGCAAGTTTAACTTGTGTGCTTTTACTTAATCCCTTAACAAGAATTTTTGTATTCCACTCAGGAATCTCTATTTCTTTTTCAGGTACGTCAGGTATGTTCTTTATTTGATTTATATTTAAGTAATCCATTTGTGTCCTTTATTTATTTAACTTAGTGCGTTCCTCTTGTAACATCTCCTGAAACTTGTAAGTCAGCACTATATCCAACGACATCTCCGACTGGACTTGATACTGCATAACTTGTAAGAATTGCTTCTCCTGTATATTTTACAGCACCACTTCCTGTTCCCTCAGGGGAATATTCAAAACTTAAAGTAGCAGATTGTCCAACTACTGCACCAAGTATTCCGTCAGCAGTACTATCCCACAATCCTGAGATTGATAGAGTAGCGTCTTTTAATCCGACAATATAAGTTTTACTTCCGTCTCCGAGTGTTGTTGTTTCTGCAACATCAGCAGTTTCTGGAAAATCAACATTATTTACGTAACTAGATATGTCAGTAAGTGTTCCACCTGAATCGTCAAGTTTGAATACTGAATCTTTACCATGTACAAATGCCATATATTTTCTCCTTAATTATTTCTACCGAAACCTATGATAGCACTAAAACTAGGTGTTGTACCACCAATAGTAAATACTGCTTTTAGGTATCTATTTACTGTTGTATTTTCAGCTACAGTTTTCACTTCAGCAGTTTGACCTGTAGCTTGTGTAAATGTTACTAAGTCTGCGTAAGTAACGTCATCAGCAGAGTGTGTAATCTTTGCGTCTAACGTAGGTGCTGTTCCACTTGCAGAAGTAACAATTAAAAATGCACCACCACCATTACCAGTGCTAGTTGTATTATCTCTAGCTGTTCCTGAAGTTGTGGTTGTGTATGTATTGTTTTCTAAGACTTTACCACTAAACAATCCTGCGTCTGATTGTATATCCATTGAAGTTGCAACAATATCTCCTACAGGCGAACTTACACCATAGCTAGTTATGTTACCTTTTTGGAATATGCAACTATCGTTAGCGTCTAGTCCGTCAATGCCTACTGATATAACAAAGTCATTACCACCAAGTAATGGTTGTATTGTTGCGTCAGCAGTTGCGTCAAAGAAACCACCTATTGATATAGTTCCGTCTTTCATACCTGTAATGTATGTTTTGCTATTTACACCAAAGGTAGTAGATTCAGCAACGTCAGCACTTCTTGATGTATCTACGTTGTTGAAGTAACTACTAAAATCTGTGTAATCTATATAAACTGTTGTGTTCTTACCATGAACGAATGCCATTATCTACGACCTCTTCTTCTTCTATCTGTGCTTCCACTTCGGCTTCCAGAACGACCACCTCTGCTTCCACTACTTCCGTACTTCCCCATTATTCTTCTTCTCCTTTAACACTTTCTTCTAAAATTTCAGCTTCCATTTTCTTATCCACTTTAACAATTATTTCTTGGTCCAATAACCAATGTACAGATTCTTTCGGTAGATTGCTTGCGTTCACAACAGTTCCTACTTCAAAAGTTTTATTCTTTACCATTAATGTTTGTTTCATTAAATACTTCATGCTATTACCTCTATTAAAAATTCTACACCTAAATAATCTATGTTGTTTACAGTATAGACACCATAATCTCTGGCTTCTACTACTCTAACAGATTGTGCTTCGCCATTCAATGTTTGGTCTGATTCTACTTGTGCTTTAACTGAACTAGCACCACTACTAGCTAAATATCCGTCTAATGTTTCTTGACTATCTTGTGCGTCCACTCTTGACACATAAAGGAATACAGGTATTTCATATCTATCTGCACCTCTTTGCATTGTAGAATCATAATTCACTCTTTCCATAACACTAACTATTGCAGTAGGTGGCTCAACAAAATCAGGAACAAAACTATATGCTGATAAGGAAGTTATATTCCCTAAGTTGTTTGCTATTTCATTTCTTATGTTTGTAAGACTTGCCATTATTTAATCATCTTTCTTCCTGCTCTCCACATAGCAGTTATTTCAAATCCTGTCTTTCTAAGCATAGCGTTTCTTTCTTGTGTAGTTTCTCTAACTGCAATCTTAAAGAATGGTATTATTGGCGTTCCTTTCTTTGCTATACCTTTGGCTACGGCGAATGGATTAAGTCCTCTCTTGCTCGCCCATGGTCTTATAGCTTCAATAGGTGGAAAATGAGGTTTGCTTCTTGACCAAGGTGGAGAAAGTCTAAATGATTCGTGAGGATAACCATGTACATAAGTAGCGTACTTCTCTGTTGAAAATACTTCTACACCTTTAGGTAACCTACCAGTTGGACCAACCATTTTATACTTCAAAGAATTTTTTAATTTACCTGTATCTTCCGGAACGTGCTTTCTTGCTTCATGTACAATGAGTTCGCCATAGTCGTTCATATAATCTCTAAGTGCTTTATATCCTAAAGCATGTAAGGTTAGTCTGTTTGCTAACCTATTAAATCCAATAGCTTGTATGTTCATAATCTATGCTTGATATGTGTTTTGATTAACTCTAATGCGTCTGTATCGAACTTTGACCTTAATTCTATTTGACCTGTATCAGCACTTCCATAAACATTAAATGGTGCGTCTTTACGTTTCCATAATCTTGTTGCTTGAATAATACATGCTTCAGCGATTGTGTCAGGAATAATATCATATCCCCAAAATGCAGTTATCTTTATATTCTTAGGTATTTGGATATCAAATCTTTCACTACTTCTTGTTTCTAAAATTCTTATTTGATTGTATGGCTCGTAGTAAGTAATGCCACCACGAACTGCAATTACTTTTGGTGCTAAAGGCAATACATAGTAATCAGTATCTAAGACTAATGTTGAATCGTATGTTCCGTCATCTGTTGTATCTAATGCTATTGAAAGACTTGTTGTATTTGCTATATCATAAGGCAAGTCAATGAAGAATGGATTAACAGCATTAAAATATTTAACTTCTGCTGTTGCTGTTTTCCAAAATACTCTACCTGTTAAAGCGTCTATTTGTCTTGAAGCTGCGTTGATAGCATTGTCAATATTGTTATCTTGACCAATACCACTTAAACCAATTCTATTCTTAACATCAGCTTTATCGCAATATTGGTCTGCCATTTAAGACCTACTTGTTTTCTTTAGGTGCTTTGGCTTTGGTTTCTTTTTTTAGACCATACTCTTTAGCTTCAACGTCAGAGATTTCTTGTCCTTTGATTCCTACTTTGTGGCAACCTTGACCTGCCCATTTTTTAGGATGTCCGTCAGACAATACATACTCTCCGTCTTTTTCGTATAAATCTTTTTCTAATTTCATCATTTGTTTTTTCTCCTTAGTCTGTCCTGCACTCTCCAAATAAGAAGAGTGCGAGAACAAAACCATTACTTAATTAAAAGTTAGTAATGCTACAGAAAGCTGTTGCTCTATAGATAGCGAAACCTAATCTCATAGATGCTTTCATCATTACTTTATCTTTTGTAAAGAAGTCTGAGTGGCTATCAGACATTGCTACTTCCATACCTGCTCTAGTCACGATATGTGCAGCTAAACCACCACCAAACACACCAACTAATGCTGTACCTGAAGCGATTGCAGTTGTAGGAATAACTGGTATTCCCCAAATGCTAGGTGTAACACCACCATTGAACATACCTGCTCCAACAAAGAGTGGAGATTTTTCGGTATATCCTGCTGATGAAGTACCTGCAAAATCGCTAGATACTGCTGTTACAACATCATTCCAATCGCTTGGGTGTAGAAGTATTGCGTCTGGCTCTAAGAAAGCGTCTTTACGTATTTCAGTAATTGCTTGATAGATTTGACCAATTCTTCCTAAGTTACCTGCATAAGATGAGAAGTCAAAAGTGTTGATACCGGATTTGTTTAATACACCTGTAATATTTGGTGCTGTACCATTTCCGTTTAACAATTCTGAATCTAATCTCAACTGCAACATAGTTCTTAATCTTGAATCAAGATATCCTTGAACTGTTGTTACGTCTGCAAGTAGTTCCTCAGTTACAGGAATAGAAACACCAAATTTTCTGATGTTCTCTGTTCTTTCAGTGAATGCCAATGCGGATTCTCCGAAAGCAGCAGCTTCTGCAACTTCAGCAGCGTTGTTTGTGAATGTAGTTTCTTCAAGATACTTGTATTGATATTGGTCAGTTGTTAATACTGAGAACAAATCAATAACAGCATTTGGATTCCTTAAAGCAGTAGGATAAATTAAATCACTTCTTACTACTTTTGGTGGATATGCTGATGCTTCGTCCATAAGTGTTTTCTTTTCAACTAATGGATTCCACTTGATTTCTGAATTTACATTCAATTGACCTTTTTCGACATATTGTTTATATGCTTCTGTGTCAAGAATTTCTTCGTCCAATGTTCTTGGACCTACTGACTTTTCTTCGTGAATAGGAAGTGTAACAACTTTAGCTTCAGCTTCTTGTTGTGCTTCCATATCTTTCACTTGCTTTTCAAATGCTTGTTGCTCTTTGATTTCTTTAGCAAGAACTTCCATTTCCTCATTACGCTTTGCCCATGCTTCTTTTTGGTCTGCGTCAAGTTGAGAAAACTCTGTTGATTTTGCTTCAGCTAATGCTGATTCACGCAAGTCAGTGAGTTTTTGAATTTTATCTTTTAAACTCATTTACTCATCTCCTATTTCTATATCAACTGTTTCAGCTAATATTCTACTTGTTTCTGCATAGATTTCATCACTATTGTCATCTACCTCAACTTCTTCTGTACCAACAAACAATAATGTATCAATATCTTGATGTATTGCTTGTATAGTATCTTGAAGTTCAGTTAGTGCTTCAACTGATGTATCACTAAGCAGTTTATTTTTACTTAATCGCAAAGAGGTAAGCTCTTTTGCTCTTTTGTTTAGTGCAACTAACTTGATAAGCAAGTCCGTTACTTCATCTACAAATCTTGTTCCTTTTTCGGTAGTTTCTACTGTGTCAGACATACGAATCTCATCTTCAGCACCTTTGCTACCGACTTCATCTTCATTTTGTTCTTTTACAGCTAATGTGTAAGTGTTTTGATTAGCACCTACTAATACAGGACTTACTTCCCATACTTTAACATCTTTCAAGTATCTTACTTCTTGTTCAATGCCGTCTTTTGTAAACATACCTTTTTCACTATCTAATACTTCATAACCGAAAGACCATTGTTGTAAATCTCCCATTTCTTTTACTGTATTAAATGCTTCTCTACCTCTTTCAGTTGTCATATTGAATTGACCTTTAAATACTGCTTTATCGTCATCTTGTTCTATTCGACCACGACCTATAACATCTTTCCAATCGTGTGCCCATACCATAGCTACACCTTTATCTCCGTAACCACTACGTATTGACTTTGGCTCAACTACATCTCCGTCAGAATCAATTTCATTAAATACTGAAAAAACTGCTTCAACTTTTCCCTCAACTTCATTTGTTGTGAGAAACTTTACTTCTTTAAATTCTTTGCTCATATCCCTCTTTTTTCATGATACTCTAACCAACATCTACAATTTATAGTTAAGTTCGCAGGTGCACCATTTGAGTAATCTCCCGGATAGCTCAACTTGAAACCATTGTAATCAAACAATTTGTTTTCGTCTATCTCTGTTCCACTTAATGATACGTGTGCGTCCCTAACTAATTCATCTTGTGATGTTGTCCATTCTTTAGTATATAGTAATCCTGTTGCTTCTGCACCTATTTGACGTCCATAATTTGCAAGTGCTGTTGATTCAGTTTTAGCAATCATTAATCCACGATTTAAGTTAGCTTTGCTTAATGTTCCTCTTACACTATTTGCAACATAATCAGTTAGGTCTTTGCCCATAAGTCCTTTAGACAATCCCTCATCATAGCTTTTCCTAAAAGCACGACTAAATCTATCCTTACTTGTTTTAGCCATGTTAGGTAAGCTACTTGTAATCCTATCACTTGTGTATGCAATAGCTTCTCTGTTGTATTTCAGATTACCTACAGGAAGTTGTCCATTTCCTTGACGTGCAGGATTGAAACCATTGTTTACAATATCTTCTTTGTTCTTTCTTTGTTGTATCTTCTCATAACTAAATTGTCCATT